TGACTCAGATTCAGTAGCAACATTAGATAATGTAAGCGTATACGAGGTAACAGACCACACCTACAAGCTAATGGCTATAAATGACACAATCCCATCTGGAGGTGTAAATTCAGAGGCAGTAGGAAGTGAAATGATACTTAATGATAGAAATCAAATTTTTGATGAAGGTACTAATCTCGGTACTTATGATTGGACAGGATATGGAAGTCCTACTTCAACTACAATAACTGGCGATGGAAAATTACAAGTAGAAACTACTGGTAATGGCACTGTTGAAGGTGCTCAATTAGGGGCAGGTAACTTGACAACTCCAGTGGCTGGAAGGACTTACAGAATAAGAGCAATGCTTGATGATGTTGGCACAGCTAATGCTGATGCTATTTATAAATTTAAGTTTGCTGGAAGTTCAGCAGTTGCAATTACTGCATCTGATGGAGCTCCAACTGGTGGTGTAATAAATACTGAAAATCAAGAATATTATGCAGATGTTATTGCAGTGAATACAACTGGAAATTTAGAGATTAGACTTACATCAGCAAGTAACGATGCTGCTACTACATTTACTATAGATGGAGTATCTGTTAAAGAGGTTCTTGGATACGACTACTACAACGCACCAGCGTACAAATTTGGTATCGTGTCAAGCGTATACGACCAATCTACTGGAGCAATGAAAACCTCAGGAGTGGCAGGGGATGAGATAGATGTAACAGTTCAGGGTGAGTGTAACTTAAGAGGACCAAGTGGTTCAGCTACTAAAGATAAATTAATTAGTAAAATTTCAATCAACGGAGACCCAACAGATGTATTTGCTGCTGATGCACCCCTCCCTAATGCTGTTGGTGTAATAACTGAAACAGTTTCAGGGGATACAACATTTCCTATAATCCTCTTCCAAGGCGTAGAATTTTCAGAGCATTTTGTTCACAAAAACTCCCTACAGGTTATGGCTAAGTGTACAGAAACAATAACTAAATTTAGACCAGTGTCACTATATTTAGACTCAAATGGAGACTTACTTTGCAGACACGATGATATCCCAGAAAAAACTCCTGATTCTGATACAGACCATACAGGCGTTGACCCAGGTAAATGGGGTGTATCCGAGCTAGGTGGTGTAAGTGGAGACATAATACCAGTCACAGTAGCAGGAAAAACAACTATAAGCACGCATAATTCACTTCCATATAGAAACCCAGGTGATTTGGTGGTTAAAATTACGGAAGCAGGATGGGTATCAACAACAACAAGCTTTGCATCATATACTCCTAACGCTCTAGGTACAGTAATGGAGGGTGGAGGAGCAGGCAATGATGTTCCCATAACAATATTTCAAGGTACTCCAATCGGAACTATTACAGACTGGAAACGTACGATTAAGGTAACAGCAAACGCAAATGGAGCTATAACCCAATACTGCCCAGTTTCTTTGTATTTAGACCAATATGGCAACTACAAATGCATATCTGATGGTATTCCTATAACAAACACTAGTTTTGATAATGGAGTATGGTGTAATTTTAGAAAATGGGGCGTTGCTCAAGAAACTGTCGCTGATGGTGAAAACGTAGAGATAATAGTTCAAGGGCGTACAAATGTAGTTGACGCTAAAAGTAGTTCAGATAGAGGTGAACTTGTTATAAAAATTGCTTCGGATGGCACTTCTACTTCTAATGATAATACAGGTCATGCACTTTCATGTATCGGAATAGTAGAAAAAGAATCAAGAACCTCAGATGGAGAACCAGGAACAATAATAATATTTTAAGGAGAAGATATGCCAGGATTAAGTAAAAAAGATAAAAAAATGCTAAAAGAACACGGTAAGCACCATAGCAAAGGGCATATCAAGAGTATGTTAATTAATATGTTGCGTGGTAAAAGCTTTAAAGAGTCTCATAATATAGCAATGAAAAAGGCAGGTAAATAATGAAATATGGTAAAGTTAAGGTAAAACTTAAAAAGAAAAATAAAAAGAAAAAAAAATTAAAAGTAAAAGGTAATGGCGATAAAGATTATGGTCAAATACCTACAAATGATGGAACAGAGAACCCAGTAGGTGGAAATTAAGGAGCTTTAATGGCTAACAAAGACTACGATAAGGTAATGATAGACAAGGGAGATGTAGTAACTCCACAAGGATATGAGCCTAAGCTTGAAGATAAAAAGCTTTTAAAGTACATGGAGCGTATGTTTCAAGAGGCAAAACGTGCACGAGCACATAAAGTTCCACGATGGAGACGTAATGAAGAGCTTTATAATGGAGATTTCTTCAAACCCTTTAAGTTACCTAAGTATAAAACAAGAATAGTAGCAAACTCTATACACTCTATTGTAGAAACAGTATACTCTATCCTTACAGACAGAGCACCTAAGGTAGATATTATGCCAAAGCGTGAAGACCAAGTAGATTCTGCTAAAAAAGCACAAGAGGCTGTAGAGTCTGAAATGCGTAAAAACAAGGCACTAAGGGCAGTTAATGGAATGAAGAGAGATGGACTCATATATGGTGATGGTTTTATGAAATTAAGCTATTCTGAGGGCTCATTAAAGTATTCTACGCCCAGTGTATACACAGTCTTTGTAGACCCATTAGCAACAAGCATAGAAAATGCTAAATGCGTAACCTTTGCAACACCTACCTACGTTAGAGACCTACACGATATGTATGAAAATGGCAAATTTGTTAAATCTGAAGGAAAATTAGACGAGTATAAGTCTTTTGTGCAGATGAAATCAGACTCTAGTGGTATCGGACAAGCTACCACAGCATCTGGTGGTCAATCAGGCACATCTTCTGAAACAGGTGTATCATCATCTGAGGTTAGAACAGATTATATGCCACTGGGACCCACAACAGAGTACGATGACAAGGAAATGTATGGGGGTCAGGTGCTACTAAAAGAGGCATTTCACTACATTGGAGACACATTATACCTAACCACATGGGCAGGTAAGGTGCTACTACAGCACGTTGAGTCACCTACAGACTTTATTCCTCTAGTACATTTTAAGAATTATGCTGATGAGCATCACTTTTGGGGCAAAGGGGAACCAGAGATTGTTGAACCTCTAGCAGTAGGAACAGCTATACTGCTTTCCCAAAGCCTCGATAATGTAATATATCATGGTAATCCAGCATGGGTAATGAGTAAAACCCTAGCAAAAACACCAGGAAACAGACCGAGTGACAAGCCAGGTCAAGTATTTTGGACTAATGGACCTCATGAGAACATACAAAGGCTACCAGCAGGTAATATTTCATCATCTAACCTACCTTTGGCTCAGTATATGATGCAGCTTACAGATACTATTAGTGGCGTACACGACATTACTCAAGGTCGTAACCCTAGTGGGGTAACTGCAGCAAAAGCCATATCAGCACTTCAAGAAGCATCACAGCAAATCATCCGAGCAAAAGAGCGAGAGGTAGGAACAGATGCAATTATAGATTTATTTAGACATTCACTAAGTATTCTAGTGAACAATTATGAACAAGCCATCGTTATAAGAAGAAATAACGAGTCAGGATACGAGTTTGAGACATTACAACCATATGAGTTAGATGCAGATATGGACTTTAAGTATGTACCAGGCTCAAGTATGCCAGAATCAAGAGCACAGCGTATTGACCAAGCATTAGAATATGTACAGCTTGGACTACTCACACCAGAACAGTTCTGGAGATGGCACGAGAAAGATATATCTAGGGACATCCTAGAAGAAATGATAGACCAAAAAAGAATGGCACAAGAAGCCCAACAGGCTGATATGGACATTCTTAATAACTCTACAGATGAAAATGAGATTATGGAAGCATTATTAAGAAAGCAAGCTCAAATGGGAGCAGTCCCTGGAGAGGAAAAGGAGCAGTAATGGCAGAGCCAAAAAAGAAAAAATCACTAGCAGAAAAAATAATATCAAAGTCCTCAAAAGGTCGTAGCACTAGGGGTAGAAGCTCAAAAGCAAGAAAATCCCTTAAAAGCTTTGCATCAAAAAATAGAGGAAAATTCCAAAGTCCAGTACACAGTAATGGATTTAAGCAAGATGTGTTAATTGACTTACATCAAGGTGGAGAAAACTTTACTGGTAATATGTTTGCAAGATTCTTAGCAGGTAACGCAGCAAGAGCAGCTGGAAGCAAGTATATGAAATTTAATAATCAAGTGTATAAGCTAGGTACAGCAAGAAGTCCTTTTGGAACTTTATACACAACATTTTCAGCAGATGATAAGTCTGGAAGAGTAAAATAAAAATTTGAAGACCAACACCAAACAAGCGAGAGCTGAAAGGAGCGTCTGAAATGCCAAGTCCATATAATGATGTGGAGTTAACAGATACCGAAAAGGGTGCTATCTATGAAAACCCTGGAATGAAAGAGGACCAAAACCCTCAAGAAAAAGGGATAGGACAAGATAGTGGATTCGGTGATGAACCCCATAGCGATGAACCTCCTGTAAAGGAAGCCACACCTGCAAAGGTTGAGGAAGACGAGGGAGTAAGTGAAGAGCTAGGGAGCGATGAGTTCAATCTTGAAGACTATGAAGTCGAGATAGATGGTGAAACTTTTGATGGAGCTGAAATTCTTAAGTGGAGAGAAGACTCTGCTAATAAAGAGAATTGGCAAGCGTCCAACACTCAGAAGTCTCAAGAAATCGCAAAATGGTCCAAACTAGCCAATAAACTAAGTTCAGATGATGAGTTCAGAGACTATGTAAAAGATTACTTTTACGAGGATGAAAAGGGCTTAAAAGAACTAGGTTTAAATGGAGAGCTAAAGCCACTTGAACTAGAAGAAGTTGTGCAAGCCAAGCAAGAAGAAAAAGCAGAAGCTGAAAACTCAAAAATAGATGAAGTTGAAGCTAGGCTAAACGACATGGAGCTAGAGAGAATGGTTGATGACTTAGAGTCAGAGCTTAACAGTATAGTTGATAACAATACACATATGTTCCAAGAAGAGGATGCAGAGGATGACTTTCTAAGTTTTATAGAACAGTCTCAAATGACAAATCTTGAGGATGCATTTAAATTGTGGAGTTATGACAAAATGCAAATACAGATGGACCACCAAAAGAAAATAGATGGAAACAAACAACGCAATCAAGGGAAAGTAATACACAATTCAGAGACTGTGGTTAAGGATGTATCAACACCTAAAAGCTACAAGAGTATGAAGGAAATAAATATGGCTGACCCTGATATTGCAAAATACTTTAACAAGTAAAGGAGCTAGAAAATGTCAGCAAGTTCAATGACGATTAACTGGGATGCTTTATCCTCGTTAACAAGAGACAAGTTCTTGCCTGTTCTAGTTGATAATATATTTAACTCTAACCCTATCGCAGTAAAGATGCTTAAAAATGCTGAAGTGCTCGATGGTGGTAGAAAGATTATTACTCCACTAGAATATGCTAAGAACACAGCACAAGGCTTCTACTCTGGTTATGACGTATTAGATACAACACCATCTGACCCTATCACTGCAGCAGTATGGGATTGGAAACAGGCGTATGCTAATATATCAATTTCTGGTGAAGAAGAACTTAAAAACTCAGGTGATAGTATGATTCTATCACTACTTAAATCAAAAATGGGAAATGCAGAGCGTTCACTTAAAGATTTGTATGGTACAAAGCTTTTCGGTTCAGGTACAGCATCTCCTGGAAGTAATGAAATCACAGCACTTTGTGGTCAAGGTGATGTATTTGGTGGTGCTGCTGATTATAGAACAGAGTCAGCTATAATAGATGCTACTTCAGCAGATGCATCAGCAAATCACGCCCCTGGCAACATTGATAACTGTATTATTGGTTACAATAGAAGCCTAGGTGGTGTTAACTCTGATTCAAACTCATGGTGGGAATCTAAGTTTGCATCATTTACAATGGGTGATTCAACTAATGATACAACAGCAGCTACTTTTGATGAATTAGCATCTACATCAAATGGTGTAAGTAAAATTGCATCTAGAATGACTAGAATGTATGGTGCTTTAACTATCGGTGCTGACCAACCAGACCTTATTGTTTGCTCACAGGTTTTATACGATGCGTATGAGACTGGATTGCAAGCTAATAAGAGATTTGTTGGAACAGACGCTATGTTAGTAGATGCAGGTTTCTCAACTCTTAAGTTTAAAGGTGCAGATGTTGTTGCAGATTCACATTGCCCACCAGGTGTAATGTTATTCTTAAACACAAAGTATCTTGACTTTAAAGTTCACAGTAAGAGAAACTTCTCTTTCCAAGACTTCCAGAAACCAATTAACCAAGACGCTAGGACAGCCAAAATCTTCTGGATGGGTCAGTTAGTATGTACTAACCCAAGAATGCAGGGAATGATTGTTGGTGGTCCTACTGGCTACTAGAAAGGGGTTTTGATATGAGCGTATTAAATCAAATTCATAGTGGGTCAATGGAAGGCGTTTCTTCTGAACTTCATGGCTGTGATACTATAAGTACAACAGCTAAAGTTACAGTAAAAGTATTATCTAACGGTGGCTTAGTTGCAGGTGCACCAGTAGGATTATATTATTCTGCTGATGGTGTTCTAACTGGAATTAAAGTGGCTTGCGATGGAAACACTGTTGCAGGGCATTGGGGTATTTCAGAGTCAGCTATTGCTGATGGAGAATATGGTCAAGTAACTGTTAGAGGTCTTGCAGTTTGTGCAAGTGGTGGAACAGCAGGTCAATTAGTTACAGCTATTTCAAATGCTGGAGCTATAACTTCTGCAGATGCTGCTAATACAAATGCAGACACAGGTGTATTAGGAACTTGCAGTGTTGCAGGTTCAATATTAATATACTAAATAAACGCTAGACAGCACTTACAAGTAACAAACTGGGGGCAGGGCAACTTGCCCCCATATTTGGAGATAAATGAAAGATAGTAAATTAAAAAAAGCAGGGGTATCAGGATATAATAAACCGAAGAGAACCCCAGGTCATCCTAAAAAATCACATATAGTAGTAGCTAAAAAAGGTGACAAGACTAAAACAATTAGATTTGGACAGCAAGGAGTTAAAACAAATCAAACAGCAGGACAAAGAAAAGCATTTAAGAGTAGACATAGAAGAAATATATTAAAGGGAATATTTAGTGCAGCATACTGGGCAGACAAAGTAAAGTGGAGCCCAAGTAAAACAAAGAGCCCATCTATGAAATGGAAAAAAGGAAGTTAGTATGACAGGCAATGAAATGATAACAAGCTTAGGTTACAGACTAGAGGATACTGGTCATGTTAATTTTGCACAAGAACAAAAATTAGTAGCACTAAATGATGCACAGCGTCAAGCAGTATCAATGCTTTCAAATGACGCACTTGTACATTTACAGACCTCAAGAAGTATGGGAGGTGCAACATCGGATACAAGTTTAGGGAATTTAACTTTTTTTAGCTTGCCAATAGGGGGAATATTTACAGGAGTTATTTGCACTGCATTAAGTGGG